GGGGGGACTTTTTAGAGGGGTACCCCCCCTCCCCGTTCGACGTCAGACGACAACGATATCCGAGCTATGCGCGGTTTCTGTATGCAATTGTGTAGAGCTCGGGACCGAAGTCGTGTATAATGCTTTCGCAAGCTTCAGCGAAAGCAAGATTTTCGTCTTTCTCAGACAGCTCACCCGAGGTGGCCAGGACCCGGTCGAGGAGCTGGGGGGTGTGGTAGCCCTTGAAGTTGTCGAAGGCAACCCACTCACCCCACTCCTCGAACGGATCGTACGGGTTGTCCGTCGTCGTGAGAAGGAAGTCGGCGTCAGGGTCCACGATGAGACCAGGATAGGGACGGCGTGTCTGCTGCTCTGTAAGCATGAGCTGCTCAGCTCTCCTCTCTCAGTACCCTGCCGACGGTGGAGGAGCTGACCCCCAGGGCCTCGGCGATCTCAGCAGTTGTAGCACCGTTCCTGGCCAGTGTCTTCATGCGAGCAGCGGCCGAGGAGGTGACCACAGGCTGTGCCCGTGGCGTTGCCAGCTGCTTGACCGCCTGGATGTCGGCGTTGTCCAGCAGCTGCGACAGCATGGTCGAGGAGATGGCCCCCTTCTGGATAGCCTCCCACTCCCTGGGGGAGAAGACCACCTGCTCCTTCTTGGCGCCGACCCTACCCCGGGCCTTGGACAGGGCCCGCCCTTTGATCTTGCGGAGCTCGTCGTTCTCCATGTTGGGCTTGGCCTGGCGCTTCAGACGGACCTCGGCGTTGGCCAGGATCTGGGCCTGGCGTTCCAGGGGGGCGTTGCTCTTTGCCCGGCGTAGTTTCTCACGGAGGGAGATGTATTCGGCCTGGTACTTCTTTCTGGCGGCGGGGCTGTACTCGAAGTCCTTGGTGCGGACCATCTCGACCCGTGCTCGCCTCGCCAGCTGCTTCATGTGGTTGGCGTAGTCAGCGTAGGCGATCTCCGTGGGGGTGGGGTTCTTCGAGAGGAGCTTCCTGGCGTCGTCCACCTCGTACATCTTGGTGGAGGTGAGCAGCCTGGTGCGTGTCTTCTCGACGGGGCCGTTCTTCGTCTGCACCGTGACCGTGTACTGGGCATCCTCCTTGGTCACCCAGTTCAGCTTGCCGGTGCGCTTGTTGATCGGCCCGCCCTCAGCGACCCTGGCGGGGCGCCTATCGACCACGGTCTGCTTCGAGGACGCTCTCGAGATCAATGTGGAGGCGCCGGCCCTGGTAGATCCCTGGTACTTCTTCTTGAGACCGGGGATGTCGTTGTCGATCTCGGACTGCTTGTAGTTGAGCTCGTGCTTCTCCGCGTCGATGACGACCATGGAGTGACGAACGGCCTTGGCAATGTCCGAGAGCGGGGCTCCCTTGAGGGTCATGTCGGTGATCAGGTTGGACACGCGACCCATCTCGGTCTGCTTGCCCTTGGGAGTGATCACTTTCATGCCGGGATACTTAGGATAGGCGGCAGAGGGGTCGAAACCGTTCAGTCCCGCGAGGACCTTGGAGGTCTTGATCTTGCCGTCGTTGTTGGGGATGCACAGAACAGTGTCCCCGTCGAAGTCAGCACCCGACAGACGGGCGGCGACCCTGTGGTTGATGCCGATGGCGTCCCGGGCCTGCTTGCCAATGGTCTTCTGAGCCGCCCGGGACCGGTTGTTGACGACCAGCTCCGGGATCTCGAACGTGCCGGCGTGAGGGTAGCGGATCAGGACGACCCGCTCACCGTTACGGTAGTTCGGGGCGTACACCTCGTTGTCCTTCAGCTGCTTGACCGGGAGGATGACGTGGGTCCCCTGCCTCGGAAGCGCCGCGGCCTTGAGGGACACGGCGTCGGAGTCAGCCGAGTCGGCGAACTTGGCCAGGAGCTTCTTGCGGAGGGTCGGGTTCGTGACCTTCATGATCTCCGCGTACTCCTGCTCCTTCGCCTTGGAGGTCTTGGTGAGCTGCTGCTTCACCAGGGAGTAACGCTGCTTGCTAAGCATCTGGGAGGAGAGCGTGCTGGACCAGTCGGACCAGGACGACTCCTCGTTGACGATATTGAGCGCGGACTGCTTGCCCTTCGGGGTGGCCCGCATCTTGAACGAGGCACCGAACGGGTTCTCGGGGTCCGACTTGATCGGCTTCAGCACGGTGTGGTCCTTAGGACCCATCATGGGGGTGCCCTTGGACTTGTTCGTGTTGAAGACGAGGTCGGTGCCCTTGGGGAGGTCGTCGGAGTAGACCGCCATCCCCTTCAGGTAGTGCGTACCGTCGACAAGGACCCGGACCTGGGCGTAGGAGCTCTTTCCGAGCGAGATGTCGTCGACGCCGCGCCTCAGCTGGATCACACCGTCCATCTCGTTACCGCCCTCCTCAGCGTAGCGGACCTTGACCCGCTTGGAGGAGATGGAGACCGGCTTCTCGAACCGGACGGCCTTTACGCCGTCCTTGGTGCGCTCGAGACGGGTGTCCACGGTACGGATCTTGTCCCGGTTCTCGTAGAGCTCCTTGTGGGTAACTCCCGGAGGGACCAGGACCTTGAGGGAGGTGAAGTTGTTGGTACCCAGCTGGGGCACCTTCTGGTACATCACCTTGTACCCCTTGTCCTCGAGACGGCGGATGGCCGTGCTGAGCTTCGGGTCGGAGGTGTCGAGCAGGAGGGAGGTGCCTCGACCGACGTCGACGTACCGCTTCTTGTCGACCTCCTTCTTGAGGGCCTCCGCGATGACCTCGGACTCCTCGGTCCGCTTACGTGAGGCGGGGTCGAGGAGCTTGCGGGTCGTCGAGACGGACATCCCGAGGTCCTTGGCGATGGCCGAGATCGAGTGCCCCTTCTCCCGGAGCATCTCGGCACGCGAGGCCTGGGCCGCACGGACCTCTGAGCGGGCTATGGAGCGCCTCTGACGGAACTCCGTGACCGACATGCCCATTCCGGTGGCGATCTCGGTCTCCCCGAGGCCCTGCTTCTTGAGTCGCTGGACCTCGGCGTAGAAGTTGGTGTTCGTCTGGAACGGGTCCTCCCCGGAGCCCCACTTGTAGCGCCCGGAGTGCGGTGTGGAGCCCGAGTGGGGCGTCCCGATGTGCGCCAGGACGTCCTCCTGGACGTAGAACACGTCAGACCTCCTCGCGAGCCTGGTTGATGACCTGGTCAAGGTGCTTGATCCGGTCCATGACGTGGATGATGTCTGCTGGGTCGGGGACGAGGGCCTCGACGTCGTCGTTCTGGTATATCCGGAGCTCTGTCCGGGTCCTTGCTGGGAGCACCTCGTACTCCATGAAGAAGAGAGCAGCATAGACCATCAGCTGGTTGATAGAGGCCTTCGTGACACCGGTCTTGAGGTCGTGGACGCGGAGCTGCCCCCGTCGGAAGCTGATCGCGTCGGCCGTGCCGAAGGCATTGGGGCTGTAGTACAGCACCTGCTCCGGCGTCATGTGGAACCCGATGGCGTCGTTGACGTACCGGTTCAGTGTCTGCCCGTTCTTGGGAAGACGGATGCCCAGACGTATGGCCTGGGCGGCGAAGGAGTGTAGGCGTGTCCCCCTGGCGGCGGCCTCGGCACGGCGGAGGGCCTCCACCATGGCGCGGTCGTCGTAGTTGAGCCAGTGGTACTTGCTGGCGGAGAGGAGCGCGTGGTCCTGGGGCAGTCGGTGCTGGTTCCAGTTCACGAGGCGCCCCGCATGGCGGCGACGACGTCCTCCTCGTTCTCGGGGTACACGAACCAGGCGTGTCCGCCGATCTCGCAGAGGTGCTCGACGTAGTAGCGCTGGTTCGGCCGGACAGGGGCGTCGGCAGAGCGCTTGACCTCGAGCGCGAACCACCGGGGTCCGACTAGCACGAGGAGGTCGGGCACGCCCTGCATGTAGCCGGCGTCGTTGCGGAGCACGAGGGAGTTAGGGAACTCCTTCTTGATGCGTCGGACGAGGCTCGCCTGGAACTTGCCCTCCGGGGTGTAGGCCATGGGGCTCTCCTTCACGGGTAGGTGACGGGTAGGTCGGAGAACTGGAAGAGACGGATTTTTGAGAATGATTTTCAAAAATCCTAAGCTTAGCTTATCTCTTCATTATAGCACCGGAAATAGGCCCGGGACGAGCCTTGCGAGGGGCGACCCACGTAGGTCACGGTTCGGTAACGGTTTGGTAACGAAACGGTCACGATCCGGGCCCGGTACCAGAAGTACCAAAAGTACCACTTTTTTTTGACTTTTGTCTTGCGTACCGGTTTTGGGGGTCTCTCTATCTTCTTCTTCTTCTTCTTCTAGAATCTTTTAAAAAAAGTGGTACTTTTGGTACTTTTGGTACCAGCCGCATGATTCCAACGAAAAGTCGGTACCAAAAACGTAAAAACCGGAAACCAAAACTGGTACTTTTGGTACCGGGTTTCGCTGACGGCGAACAGGTGTGGTACAGAAGGTGGTACAAACCGTTCGCTGACGGCGAACAGAGAGGGACGCCGGTACCAGAAGTACCAAAAGTACCAAAACTGGTACCGGCGCCGAGACGTCCCTCTGTTCGCTCACAGCGAAGCGGTTGAGGCCGCCCACAGCCTCTCGTTGAAGTCCTCCTTCCGCTCTAGGGCCCTCTGTACCCCTCGGTCGATGCTCGATACGGTCCTGAAGGTGTAGTACCAGAGATCCGTGAAGGGCGTGTTGAGCCTGTCGATCCTCCCCATGCACTGGGCCCTGCGTCTCCACGAGTACGTCATGGACCAGAAGACGACACAGTCCGAGGTCGTGCAGTTCCACGCGGCGTCACCGGCTGCGTACTGCACGAGGTACACCCAGGACTCCCCGGTGGGCAGGGGCTCGTGCCTGTGGCCGTTCCACTCGGCGTACACGGCGCCCTCCTCGTCGAGCCGCTCCCTCAGGACCTCGAGCTCGTAGTCGAAGTTGTAGAACACCACGACGGCCTTGTGAGCCTCTCTGACGGCCTGGAAGGCAGCCCACCGTGTAGCCCCACAGTGGCACGCCCAACGGGCCTCTGAGACCAGTTCTGAGGCGTTCTGGAGGGGTTTCTCGTGGCGCACAGACCACCTCCGGGACATGACCCGGTCGTACAGGGCCTCGTCGTACCCCACGGTCACGACCTCGTGGTGTCGCACCGTGTGCCGCTGGTCAGGCATGGGTACGACCACCCGTCTGCGAAGCTCCTCGAGCCTCTGCACGCCGACGTAGTGGTCCACGACAGGGTACCTCGACCAGGGCTTCCACACGACGTGCTGTCGGCAGAAGTCCGTCCGGTTCCTGTAGAAGCCGTTCGCCGTGAACAGGGCCCAGTAGTCCAGCCAGGTGTCCCCGGGCGTCGCCGAGAGCATCACCCAGTCGTTCTGCCGGGCCACCTTGACGAACGCCTTTGCCCACTTGCCGTGCCCCACGGCCCTCTGCTCGTCGAACACCACGAACCACCCCCTGGTGTCCGTGTACCTGTGCAGGTTGTTCCACGAGTCGATAACGACCCTTATCCCGCCGAGGCTCGTCGACGGGTCGGTCGAGACGTGGAAGGGGAGTAGCTCGCCCTCCCACTCGTGCGTGTCCCTCTTGCGAGGTGTCGTGATCACGAGGAGGTCCACGGGGTGCCGTGGCGCCTCCACGCCGTCGCTGTCGATCTCACCGGCGCACACCCTGGAAAACCAATAGGCCAGGATAGCCCTGCTCTTCCCCGAACCGGTCCCGCCCGCGAGGACGGAGCCGGTCCGGAGAAGAGACAGGACCTCACGCTGGTGAGGATAGAGCTCTATCCTCATTCAGGTACCTCAGAACTGGCCGTTCTTCCACAGCCAGTCGTAGGTCTCGCGATAGGTCGCGGCGGCCTCCAGGAGCTTCCTGTTGGCCTCCTTGATCTTATCGCGCTGCTCCTGCGGGATCCCTGCCCAGTTGACCCCGCTGGGCGTCATGTCGACACCCATGGACGTCAGCTTGGCGGCGTTGAAGCTCAGTGCCTTCAGGATCCCCCGGTTGACACGCGGCTGGTGCCTGCCGAGGATGGTGTTCGGACTGGGGACGGTTCCCATGGTGTTTCTCCTTCTCTCAGGGGTGCAGGTTCAGCACCCGCTCGTGGTACCAGTTGCAGGACCAGGCGGCCTGCGGGATGGGGGCGCACGCCTGGCGGCCCAGCTCCTCGTTGGCCCAGGGGTCGTCCCTGAGCTTCCTGGCGGTCCTGCTTCCCAACGCGATCCAGGAGTCGCAGAGCGACCTGACGTCCTGGATGTCGACCTCGGCACGTGCCCAGCGCTCCCTCCCGGTGTACCGGGTGCAGAGCTCGCCGGTGGCCTGCTGGAGCAGGATCTTGACGAGATCGATCTCGACGTCGATCTCACGGACGTCCTCGTACGGCAGTCGCCGTCGGCAGGCGTACAGGAACGCGAGAGCGGACTGGCCGTAGGTGAGGCCGTTGATGGTAGGGGGGTTCATACCGGTTCTCCTAGGTGTTCGGCAGGTAGTTGGGGAAGCAGTGGAACTTCCACGCGAACAGGTTGATGTCGTGGCGCATTCGCCTGATGCTGACGTAGCGCGTGAAGCGGGTGACGTCCCAGACCAGGCGGTTGAGCGCGTTGACAGCCTCGAACACGAGGCGGTAGTCCTCGGGCTCCTTCTCCTTCGAGCCTGATGAGATCAGGAGCTGGTCTGCCGCTCGGTTGAGCACGAGGACCCAGCCGTTGACGAGGTTCTCGATGTCGTTCAGGGTTGCGACGCACCCGGGGTAAGGAATCTCGAACCAGCCCCGCTTGTAGCGCTCGTCCTCGCAGAGCTCTCCCGTGGCGGTCCTGATGAGCCTGAGCGCGTTGACGAGGTAGTCCTCGCAGATCTGGTCGTTCGTCTCCTCGTCACCGTAGAAGACGCCGGTGTCCACATCCCTGAGGTTGTGGTAGTAGATCGAGACGACCTCGCCGAGCGTCATCCCGCGTACGGTAGGCGTCTTCACCGGTCGATTCCCGTCTCGGCACGGAACATGTTCTCCTGGATGAACCAGGTCTGGTGCCGGACCTCGTCCTCAAGGAACATGCACCTGGACTTGACGCCTCGGACCTCCTGGAACGTCCACCGGATGGTGTCCCAGGTCCCGAGGTCGGTGTCCCTGAGCTCAGGCCCGACGCCGAGCTTCTTGGCTACCGACCGGAGGTGGTACATCCACCCGTTACAGACGCCGCGGATCGCGACGAGGTTGTTCGCGGGAGCGAGCTCGTGGGTACGCTCCGTGACGAGCTCTCCTGTGGCCTGACGGACGTCCCACAGGAGGTTGGACTCGTACTCGTCCACGATACGGGGGTCGAACCCGTTGATCAAGAGCTGGTCGTCGAGCCACCTCAGGTAGGAGGAGACGAGCTGGCCCAGGGTCCTGCCACGCCAGGTGACCCTCCGCAGGCGCCTGGGTGGTACGAGGTTGTTGATGTCGAGCGGTTCCATGGTTGTACTTCTCCTTCTTCTCAGAAACCTGTCGGGGGGTGGGGCACGTCGGCACCACGTGAGACCACGTAGTACCAGCGCAGCATCATCCTGATGTCCAGGAGCTCGCGCTTCCAGGTGGCGGACTCGGTCAGCTTGAGGGCGATGTCGTCGAGCATCTTGTCGAGGTCGAAGATGGTGTGTGGGGGCTGGGAGAGGTCGACCTTCTCGGGGTCGGTCTCCTTCCCGGTCACCGCCTTGACGTAGCGGAGGATCTCCTTCACGTCCTCCGGGCGCGCCAGCTCCTTGCCGGCACGGACGTTCGTGTCCGAGAGGTAGGAGACGATGGCCTCACCGAGGTTGCGGTCCTTGTAGATGACGTCTGAGTACATTGTTCTGCTCCTTCACATGAGCTCGCGGACGGCGAGCCTCTCGATGGTGTTGTTGAGACGTGTGAGAATGTTGTTGGACTTGCGGGCGTTCTTGATGTGGTCCGCCTGGTCGACGAGGTCCATGACGAGGCGGATCAGCACGAGGTCCTTGGCCACCTGCCGCCAGAGCGACGGTTCCTCGTCGAGCACGTCCTGGTACAGCCAGACGAGCTCTGTGAGACGACTCCGGCAGTCCGACCAGACGGTTGCCGGGCACACGGGCCTCGGCACACGTCCTCCGTACAGCCGGGTCAGCAGACCTCGCATCTGCACGGTCTGCTGCTGATTGCCCTTCCCCCAGACCGAGCGGGCGATGTAGTAGGCCTCTCCGCCCCAGGAGGCTGCGGCCTTGTAGAGGTGCTCGTTGTCCTTGGTCCTGCTAGGCATCAGAGGGTCTTCCGCTCGTTGGAGGCCTCAGTGGACTGCTTGGGGTCCCACTCGGGCTTGGTCTTGTCGTTGACGTAGTCGTACGCTGCCTTGTTCATGATGCGATCTGTCCTTTCGTGTTAGGCAGTTGTCAGTTGTTGCTGTACTTGCGCTCGAGGTAGTTCTCGTTCACGACGACGTACAGCGAGTGGAGGTAGGGCTTGACGCCCCGCTGCCCCCGGACCTCCCAGGGGCGGAGCGTCAGGTACAGGTCGACGGTCTCGATGTCGACACCGTCGACGGCGCCCACGGTCTCCTCCGTGAGCTCCGTGTTCCCGCCCGACGTCACGAGGACGACCTTGGGCGGGAAGCGCAGCGGACGTCCGTCCCGCATCCGGTAGTTCACCTTCACGTTGAGGACCGGCTGCCCCGGGTCCTCCTCGTCAAGGGGCTTCAGACGCCGGACGTTGCACCCGCGTCCTGCGAGGTCCTCGGCCTGCTCCTCGGTGAGGAAGAGGCCGAAGGAGCGCTCGCCCTCGGCGTTGAACCTTCCCTCTCGTCCTGTGAAGTTCCTGAACCCGATCCTCGCGTTCTCGATGAGGACCTTCTCGTTCGCCATGTCATGCCTTCCTGATACTGTTGAGTTCCTGCATGGAGATGAACCGCTCCACCTGTGCCCTGGCGGAGCGGACCTTCGCCTCGTAGTACTCCGCGTCGACGACCGACGGGTCACGCCAGTCGACCGTGCGGGCGGCGTCCGAGGTGATGAAGCGGTAGCCCTTCGTGCCGGCCACCGAGACGTAGCGGTCGTCCCGCAGCACGAGCAGCTCGCCACCGTCACGGACCGCCATGAACTGGCCTGCGCGTCCGACGAACTGGTAGTCGTGCTCGTTCTCCGGGAGACCCTCGTTGAAGTCCAGGTACATCGTGCCCTTGGCCACGGCCTTGGTGACCAGGAGGTCGTCGAGCGTGACCTCCTCGTTGGAGAGGAGACGCTTGTAGACGTACGTGTCCTGGAAGAGGGCGCCCGTGGCGGACCAGTGCCCGCCGGGTCCCTCCGTGCGTGCGATGTACTGCGCCTTGTCGAACAGGACCATCGTGTCGTACGTGGCCTCGTGCTCGAGGACGTAACCGTACCGCCTCGCGAAGGCCTGGATCTCCTCGACCTGGTCCGGGTTCGCGCCAGGCACCTTGACCGAGTCGGTCTTGATGTGCACGGCGCTGAGCCCCATCTCCTGGACGAAGTGCTTCAGGTCGATCATGAACAGCGCGCCTCGCTTGGCGACGATGTTGTCACTGTTGCGAGGGTCGCGGAACAGGTTGTCGAACCTGGCCGCGGTGAGACCGTAGACGCTGTTGATGACGATCTTGAGAGCGTACGCCAGTCGCTTGGCCTCTGCCGGGTCCTCGAGGAACTCCGCGAGCTGGCCGTTGAGCAGCGTACGTGCCTTCTCGGTGTCGCCGTTCTTGATGGCGAGACGTGCCCTGACGATCTCCTCGAACCGCTTGGTGTACGGTCCGAAGAGGTTCAGCTGGATGATCGAGGTCGGGTGCATCGATGCCACGTCCAGCAGTACCACGTCGTGGTACACGCCGGGCTCCGCGTAGACGTAGCCGCCCTCAGACGGGTCCTCGCCACGGTACGTCGAGTGCCCGTCCTCGAACACGTAGCCCGGGAACATGGTACTCAGATCCGTGTACACGAACTCGTCCTGAGGGTGGCGTTCGTCTCCGAACATGATCCGCCCCATGTGCTGACGGGTCGTGTCGTTGACGGTCAGGCCGCTCAGTGCCGCGAGGACCTTACGGGCGTCGAAGTCCGCCTGGAGGTGGTGGAACACCGCCTCCGTGGCCCTGACGTCGTTCGTGCAGTAGTCCCCTACCTTCGACCATCGATCGACGGGGACCGGCTGGTCCCACGCCAGGTCGAGCTCCTTGTGGGTGATGCCGAGCTCGATCTCCCACTTCTTGAGCGACATCTTGGTCGCCGCGAAGTCGTACACGTCCGCGTACGAGGCGTTGTAGGCCTCGCGGAACGTCGAGTTCGGCTGCTTGTCGATGATGCCCTTTGACACGCGGAACAGACCCGCGTTGTCGTATCCCATCATCCTGGCGTACAGGATGTGGTTGTCGTACCGCCGGTTGTTGAAGCCGACGAGACGCTTACTGAGGAACGTCTCGACCTCCGAGGGCTCCGGGTTCACCATCTGGTGCACCTCGTCCGAGCCCTCGTACTTCCAGCAGACGAGGAACAGGTTGGGGAACACCTCGACGTCGAAGAACACTAGCTTCTCGTCCGCGTACGCCTCGGTGTTCGGTGTCTCCTTCTCCTCCGACGCGAAGTGCATCTGACGGAGGACCCGGAGGCAGTAGTCCGAGTTGTTGGTGCTGTTCGTGCAGAACACCATCACCCGGGTGTACAGGTCCTTGACGTCGTACGACATACCGGACGTGTAGGCGTCGTCCAGGACCTTTCGTATGAAGTCCACCGACGGTTTCGTGGCCGGGTGGATCTCCTTCCTCAGGTTTCGCTCGATCAGGTCCCGTAGGGCCTTCTCCGAGGCTATCTTCTTCTTCTCGAGCAACTTCGGCTTCTCCTTCCTCTCCGGGAGACCCGTCGTCAGTCGACGCACGGGTTCCCTGTTGCAGGCCGTAAGCTTCCTCCTCAGCGAGCTCTTCCCACTGAAGGTCTTGATCTCCACGCCGGGTTCGTACTCGCGAGCGAGTCTCGAGACGTCCCCGTCGTAGAGGTAGTGCAGGTGTACGCCTCCGCCGGACCTGGAGAACTCCGTGTAGGTCCTGGGCCACCTCGCAGCGGCCTCCAGGTTCCTCACGGGGTCCTTCCGGCCGTCAGGACCTCGTAGGTCGAAGTCGATGACGACCAGGTCCTCAGGCGGCCTCACGAAGTGCTCGGCCGTGGTCACCAGGTCCTTTAGGCGTGTCCGGCAGTCGTCCCAGGCGACTCTCGGGGTCCCAGCATCGGAGGCGTACTGCGCGGGGCAGTCGGCCAGTACGTCGTCGAGCACGGAAACGGTCTCGTCGAGGACCAGGCCTACCGGGTGCTCGTGGTTCGCCTTCTCCTCCTGGGCACGGAACCCCTCGAGCATCTCCGACCGGAGTCCCACGAAGACGTTCGTGGCCTTGCCTGTCGGGGTCTTACGCTGAGGGTGGAACTCCTTGAAGTACCCCATCATCTCCGTCTTGAAGACGTGCTTGGGGACGTGGAAGGACAGACCGCTCTCGTCGCAGTACTCCTTGTACGAGGCGTACAGCGACCTGAGCGTGACCTCCTTCTCGGCGAGAAGACGAGGCGCGTTCTCCGAGACGAAGTTGTACACCGGGTTGGTCTCGGTCATCATGCGGACCGGCGTGTACCGTCCGTAGTAGTTCCTGCCCATGGACGTGTAGGCGTCCCTACAGTACCGGGCGATACGACCGAGCTCGAACGGTATGCGACTCATGAGCAGCTGGTACTCGTCCGGCTCGAACCGCTCGCCGCTGGGCGCGACGTCGATCAGACGGCGGATGAGACCCGACTGCCGGTCCGTGATGCGCACCGGCTTGTTCGTGCCGATGAACAGCATGGACCTTGACGAGGTCGTGTACTGCGTCTTGTGCTTCTCGTTGATGATGATCTCCTCGTGCGAGACGATGGAGTTCAGAAGCTGGTTGCGGTCGATCCTGGACAGGTCCGCGTCGTGGTGGATGGCCACCAGCGGGGAGTCCCGGAACATCGCGGAGGCGAAGGCGTCCGACCTCGAGGTCAGGGCGTCCGCGTCGAATATGGACGTGTAGCCGGGGAACAGCTGCTCGATGATGTTCAGCACTGTCGACTTGCCGGTACCTGACGAGCCGTACAGTACGACGAACTTCTGTATCGAGCTACTGTCCCCCGCCACGACGGACCCTATGGCCCACAGGAGCTTGTCCCTCTCCTCCTGCTCGTACAGACGCTCGAGGAGGGTCCGGAAGGACTCAGGGTCCCCCTCCTCGAGGTCGTACGGCAGGCGGGTGCTGGCCATGTCCTGACGCCTAGGCTCGTCAGAACGGTAGACCAGCTTCGAGTCAAGCGGCTGCCACGAGTCGGGGAGCGACGTGACGTACTGACGCCAGCGTCGCCACGACCCCGTGTCGTAGCAGCGCATCCACTTGGTGTGCGAAGGGGCTCCGTCCAGGCGGTTGGTCTCGGCGGCTAGTTCCTTGTCGACCAGGCCGGCCACCTCGATCTCACGCTTGGACCAGAGCCCCTTCTCCTCGTTCCAGACGGCGTAGAACTCCCGTCCGCGGATCATGAGGTCCTGCACGTCCTGGACCCAGAACACCGGGCTCACCTCGGTTACGTCCTGCCTCTCGACTCGACGCGACGTCGTGGCCGCGGTGACGAAGTCCATGTGTCCTCCTATGACCCCGTGGTGACCCGCGAGGTCGTGTAGTTGCACGCCTGCTCCCATAGCGGGAGCTTGCGCTGGTCGATGCGACGCTCCCTCGCCCACTCCGTCGGGAGGGGGAAGAAGCTGTCGTGCCCTGCCGGTGTGGTACCCCCGGCGCAGGCGGTGTGCAGCACGAAAACGAACGTCTGCACGTCGAGTGGCCGGGTCATCGAGAAGTTGTCGAACATCCGGAGGTCCGCGTTGTCGAACATCTCGTTCAGGATCGGTGTGCTGCTCACGGAGAGGGTCTCGTCGACGCGCTCCGAGAAGCGCAGGAGGACCTCGAGCACCGAGTAGGGGCGTGTGTACACCCACTCCCCGAAGAGGTGTCCGCTGTTCGCCTGGACGAACTCCGTGCGGAGCTCCTCCGCGTCGAGAAGACGCTCTCTGTCATAGCGAGGGACGTCGGTCCACTTGAGGGCGGACATCTCCCAGAGCATCGACCCGAGGTCGTCCGGCTCCTTCAGCACTTCGTAGGCCCGGTTGACGAGCCAGCGGGCGTACCCCCAGCTCTCCGACGAGCTCATACGCATCTCGTCAGCGAGGTGCATAGGCGCCCTCGATCCTGTGGACGATGAAGTCCTTGCGGAGGTTGTCGTTCCTCACGTAGACCGTTGTCCACGTACCCCCGAAGCCCGTGAGGTCCCCCACGAGCTCCTGCGGGTCCTCGACCACGTCCTCGTCCTCGTCCACGACGGTCTCGTCGTCCGTGTAGACCTGGAGCTCGGACTTCTCGTAGTCGAGCTTGTCCTCCGAGAACTCCGCCTCGGATATGGCGTAGATCCGGGAGTCGAGGTGTCCGTCGAGCGAAGCCTCCTCGTCCTTCTCGACCTTCTCGGTCAGACTCTCGGGATCCGGCGCGTACATGTCGAGGGTCTCCTGGAGGACGTCGTCCAGCTCCTCGTCTTCCTCGTAGACCCATAGCCGCTTCGGCGCCGGGTCCAGGTTCTCGGGCTTCCGCCAGTAGGACACCGTGCCGTACTCCCAGAGGTAGTACGACAGGGCTCCGGCGGCGAACGCCGCGACGTGCGTGCAGATCAGCACGCCGGTGGAGACGACCATCAGATCATCTCCCAGATCTCACCCTGGACGTTCGGGTCCAGGACGTACTCCACGACGTGGGTGCCGTCGGGCAGCTCCGCGTCGATCTTGCCTGCTCCGATGCCCAGGTCGATGAAGTCGTCGCCCTCGGCGTTTCCGTACAGCCAGCCGGTCAGCTGACCAGCGGGGGTCTCGGGGGCCCCCAGTGCCTTGTAGACCTCGTTGAGGAAGACGAAGCCCTTGCTCTTCAGCCTGTTGTTGAAGTAGTTCTGGACCTGGGACAGGAAGGCGTCGTTCTCGGGCTTGGACATGCACCAGTTCTCGTTGCCCGCGGCGAACCGCACGGCGTACATGCTGAACGCCTTACGCGTGGCACCCTGGTAGCCGGTCGCCTCCTGGGCCTCCTCGTCGAAGACCTCGATGACTGGCTCGTCGGGGTCCTTGCCGGCAGCGCGCAGGGCGTTCTCGTACTTGCCCTTCAGGAGACCGTAAGCCTCCTTCGAGCTCGCCAGAGCACCTGAGAGCGCCACGACACGCTTGCTCATGATGTGGGCGGCGGAGCCGTGGCAGACCGCGCTCAGGGCCAGGAACCCGATCGTGGGGGCGTACAGACGCAGGCACTTGACCGCGATACGGGTGGTCACGGTGATGGTGTCCTTGCGAGAGTCCTCGCCCTCGTAGGGGGTGCCGTCCTTCATGACGCGGCCTTCTGCGCATGCCTGCTTGATAGCCGCGAGCTGCTGCCTCTCCGGGGCGATCGTCTCCTCGAGACGGGTGGTCGCCTTGGCGGCGCAGACGGACGCGGCCACGCTCGAGGCCGTGCCCATGACGTGTAGGATGGTCGGTGCGTGCTTGACTACGTGGAGAGCCGCCATGCTGACGGCTCGTGTGACTACGGAGAACATCTGTGTTTCCTCTCAGATTCGGTCCGTGATGGACACGGGTTCGGGCAGGTTGAGCAGGTAGCCGCCGCTCGTGCGGCGAATATGTACGCCCTCGAAGACGCCGGGGTTCGTCCAGCCCCGGTTCTCGTCGGTGTACTCGGGGGTGATGCCGATCAGGCCGTAGAGATCCGCGACGGATACGGAACCGTACTCGTCGCGGATCTCGGCCATGGACTGGAGGACCAGCGAGGCCTCCTGGCGGGTTGCCACGACCACCGGCTCCCAGGCAGGACGGTAGGCACGGACTGTGGCGGGCTGACGTGCACTCGAGTAAGGCGTGCTACCAGGATATGACTGCTGGTAGCTGGTGTAGCCGGCGGAGCGGCTTCGTGACGGGGTCCTCGAGCGTCCGAAGAGGACCCTGCTGAAGGACTCCGAGACGATGTCGAACACCAGGTCCTTGATCGCCGGCAGGATGACGTCCGACATGACGTCGCTGCCTACCGTGCGTACGTCCTCGGTCACGAGCTCCTGGCGGAGCCTTGACCGCTGACGGCGGTGCCCCTTGGCGATCTGGCGGACACGAGGTCGACGAGGTTCTGTGATCTCCTCGACCTTTCGGTCTGCGCTGTTGGAAGGGAACCTCTCAACTGCACTCATCAGGCTCGCTCCCCTCGAGGAGGGTTACGAAACGATACGACGCCGACCGGGGAGCCGTCCTCGTGGATGACCGCGCTGTACTCCACCTCGAGGAGGTAGGTATCATCCCAGCCAACCCAATCCCCCATAGCGATCGTCGGGAGACCGACCATGTTGTACCAGTCGTTCAGGGAGACGAAGGCCTCAGTCCCGTGGAGAAGACGCTCGTTCACGTCGTTGACGTGCTTACGGATCGTCTCGAGCTTCGACCGGAAGATCCGTCCTGAGTAGTCGTCGACGAATACGTCCTCAGGCAGGACTACGGGCACGATTTCCGCCTCGCGACGGCTGTCCTTGTGCTCCTTTACGGCCTCGTAGGCGTCGTCGTGGAGGACGTCCCTCGCGGCGCTCTGCCAACGAGCAGCAGAGCTCTCGGCCATCTCGTAGAGGACGAACGTCCCCGCGAGACGCCGCGCCAGTACCTGGTGTCCCGTGACGAGTGCCGCCACGGTCACGACGGCGAAGCAGGCTGCCGGAATATAGCAGGTCCAGTTGTCCCGGACGATCTTCACCGTCTCGCGGAGCGTGGGCTGCTCGAACCCGTAGGTGCGGGAGAGCGCCAGCTCGTGACCCCTGGCGGCGAGGACCCCCGTGACGAGGGTCCCAGCGGCGGCAGCGGCTGTGCAGATGACGGGGATGTTGTCCTTGACGAACTTGAGTAGTGGCTTCACTTCTGCTTCCTCCTCATGATATGACGGATCAGTGCGACGAGTTCGTGGATAGATCGTGGTGCTGCTGTTGCCGCGTGTCGCATTTTTGGGGTTCCTCGGAAAGCCCATACCGCTCGAAACGGTATGGGGTAGGGGTTACTTGCTGAAGTGGCGAAGCGCCATCTTCATAGACATCCTGAACAGCTGCCCGTTCATCTCCCGCCGGGAGATGGCGTTGTCGGTGTTGGTCAGGATGACGAGGATGTCACGCATGGTAGAATGCCTTTCAGTGGATTAGGGGTCATCCTGCCATGCGAAATATGTCACTCCTCGGCCTTGCTGCTGAGCTCCTCGGCCTTCTTGATCGCCTCCTTGGCGATCTCCGGCGGGAACACCTCCTTCGTGAACCGCTCGAACAGACCGGGCTTGTCGAGGAGCTCGCCGATGAAGGCCTCAAAGGCGGGCGAGTTCTTGAAGCGCTTCCGGATCTTCTTGCTCTTGACGAACCGGTCTCCTTGTCGCTCGCCGTAGGCCAGCAACACGATCTCCATAACATCTCGGGCTACCTGGAGACCGTCTGCCATGATGTCGCCGGGGTTGGTGGTCTGGAGCCGCTTGGCCAGCCTGTCCGGGAAACTGAGGATGTCCTTACGTCCGAAGGCGAAGTAGAGAGTGCGGGTCTCCTTCTCGCCGTCGAGATTGGCGTACGTGATGTCGTACTTGAGCACGGTAGTGTCCCTTTCTGGTTGCGTGAAAACCCCTACCATCGGGATTGATGGTAGGGCGTCAGATGGTCAGATCTTGGGGATCAGCGAGAATGCCTTGGAGGCGATCACAAACAACTGCTCGTGCTTCAACACGAGGAGGATTCCGGCCAGGGATCCCAGGGTACGTTTGGTGTCGCCGTCGACTCGAGGCTTGTCGAGGTTCTTTCGAGCCTCTGTGAGCTTCTCGACGTTGGCAACAGCACTTGCGTACTCTGGGTCCCAGGGATTGAGCCCTGCTAGTGCCTCAACAGCAGCAGTGAGTTCCTGATCGATCGCTTTCTTGGGGCGGGGCAGCGGAGTCCCGTCAGACTTGACGATGGTGACACGGTAGCGAGTCATTTTGCTTTCCTTTCGGGTAGGGGTCATTATAGGAAAGGAAAACCCCTACCACCGGGTTTGGTGGTAGGGGCGACCTGTGTCAGAGGGTGTTGTTGCTCATGGGAGCAGTGTCAACAGCATCGGTGTCGGCTGAGTCGTTGTCGAACTCGTACTCGACAGAATCTTCGGCATCAGCGTCAGCAGTGTCGTCGTTGTTCCTTCTGATTGCGTAGAGAACGCCGAGGGCGGTGGCAGCACCCATGCCCATCAGGATCCCACGGTAGTGGGACTTGATGAAGCGCTGGGTGCGGGTGATACCGCGCGCGGCGAGGTCAGCAGTCTTAGTGAACTGGCGATCCTGGACGTTGTTGTCGTTCTTGTCGTCGGTAGAGGGGACGAGAGCAGAGGTGTTGTTGTTGTTGTTGTCCATGATGAACCTTTCTGGTTGTAGGGGTCATTCTATGGTAGGAAAAAAGTACACGTCAGATCTTGACGATCTTGACGTGGTAGGTCTGAGTACGGATCTCCTGGTCCTCGGGCCAGTCAGCCTGGAAGCAGTAGACGTTCGTCGCCGTACCGAGGCATGCCTTGATGAAGTCGGTTCGACTACCTGCGACGAACGTCGCCGCGACGAGCATGCCGGAGGTGAAAGCCGACACGCCGTCAGCGAACCGTCCGAACTTGTGGATTCTCCTGGTCCAGCGAACCAGCCTCTGCGACGTGGGCTTCTCGAGGTTCTTGTTCATGGTAGTTCCTCTCGGGTAGAAACGGAAAGTGCATAGCACTTGCTGAGGGTGCTATACGAGGGGTCTCCCCAGATCGCGGACTAGACGATCCGGGGAGGAGGGGTGACGGGTTTCTTAAGAGAAGGTGGAATGCATTCCGGTATGAATCCTAGGGTTCATACGTACCTGTCACTATACCTACGGAAAAACCTATACCACTTGTAGGGTGGTATAGGGCCGGGGTCACTTTAGAGGTCCTTGAAGCTGATGACCTTGACCTTGTAGGGCTTCGTGAAGAACTCTTCACTGGCGTTACGCTCACCTTCAGTCATGGTAATCGCGTTCGCGTCCTGGTGGATTGCCCGACCGAGAAGCAAGAAGAGTGCCTTCTTGACATACGAGTAGGGCCCAAAAAACAGGACGGAAGCGAAACCGATGAAGAAGTACGCAAGTCCAGTGAAGAGCGCGTACACAAATGCGCCCTCACGGTCGTAAGACTTTTCAGTGTTCATGGCAGTTTCCTTTTCTAGTGAGGGGTCATCCTATCACCAGAAAAATATGTACTCGGAAAGCCTCTACCGTGGGATACGGTAGAGCTTTGAGTGGTCACTTGGCTTGGTGGCGGATGCGGAGTGTTCGCTTCCAGTTCTTTTCGCACCTACGCCAGACATACCACACGAGCCCGATGATGACGATGAGCGGGGATGCTGGTGATCCCAGCAGCATCGAGATGATTCGGAGGATCGATGAGGTGATGATGATGGCGATGATGAGGATAAGACCGAGGAAGAAAAGAAGGGTCTCCATTGTCGGTTCCTTTCAGAGTGAGGGGTCACTATACCTGCGGAAATTCTCTACCACTGGTTTAGCGGTAGAGAGTAGGGGTCACTTGTCAGAGGTCCTTGAAGCGGACGATCCTGACGCGATGACTTTCCGTGTAGAAAGTGTTCGCGGCATCGCGTGTGGCCTTCTTCATGATGGGGTTGCGTGACGTCTTGATCTGATACGCTACGAGCATAAGCCGGAAGATCCGGAAGATGATGCTCGCAGGGGCGAACAGAAAGACGAACATGAAACCGAGGGAGAAGGCCTGCGCGCCGGTGGCAATCGTGATGGAACGGTTGTCATCGCGGTCGAGGTTCTTGTTCATGGTAGTTCCTTTCAGAGTGAGGGGTCGCTATACCTTCGGAAAAAGCATACCCCTCGAAAGAGGTATGCCGGTTCGCCTAGACGTGCTTGACGTCCAGGGTCACCTTGTCACGGCCGTTCAGCACGTGTGGCTCCAGCTCGGCGAAGACCTGCTTGGTCTTGTCGACCATGAGGGTGCCGTCCGAGGTCTGGGCCGCGTTGAAGCGGATCGTGCTGATGCCGATGAGCGCGCCGAGGAGGGTGTCCAGGGCGGTGATCGTGGTGATGACCTTCTCGGGCTCGGGGAAGCCCCACGCGCCGGCGAGGGCGCCGTAGAAGGTCGCGATGGCCGGGAAGGCCACGAGCGCCACGTACTTCAGGATCCTGTAGACTCGGTCCGGCAGCATTCCTGTCGTCTCCTCTGCTCTTGAAGCTCGAAGGCCTGCTGGTCTGTGACCAGGGGTAGTGACTTGACCTGGTTGTACACCTGCTCGGCCAGGCCGTTCCCGCCGAGCTTCTGGTACGGTTCGTAGACGTACATGTGGTAGTCCTCGAACTCGCCGTACGTCACGTACCCGCGACGTATGAAGTACATACCACTCTGAATGATCCGGTCGTGGGCCAGGCCTCGCAGCAGCTCGGTCGTCGCGTCGTGCGAGCGCATCCTGCTGGAGACCCAGGCCCAGAAACCGGACGAGGCGATCACCGATACCAGCACCGTGATGATCGCACCGACTAGTTCCGACTTGAATGTCATCAACGGTAGGTCGGCTTGTACCCTACTGGGGGAATGAGGACAAGGGCCGTGGTCTGCCAGCCGTCCCTGCCGTCGACGGGGTACCAGGATATGCAGCCTGGACCGGACTCCCACAGGAGTTTACCGCAACCTCCACGACGGGGCATGATGTACCTGGCGGAACCGGCGTTGTTGTATACGTAGTCGCCGGAACCTTTCGACCACTGCTCCGCTCCGTCTCCGGGCAGTACCCAGTACTCGCTGAGGTACTCCCAGTACTTATCGGAGGTCTCCGCGTAGAGCGGACGCATACCCTCGCTCCAGCCCTCGAGTATGTTCCCGTACCACTTACGCTCTGTCCACCGGTAGCCTGTGCCGTCGGCGCGGTACTTCCAGTTGTCGCAGACCATGAGAGTGTTTGTCTGTGTGTCCAGGATCGTGTACGGGTCTATCATCCAGTAGTCGTGCGACGCGATGACGTTCGAGTAGAATGCCTGAACGGGTTTGTCGTACCCGAGCGTCCCGTAGAACCCGGGGGAGTCGGCGCTGGAACGCGTCACCGACGAGACCGGTTCGAAGTCCGCGGGGCGACTGCAGTACCCGAACCCGAAAGCGGACTGGATCTCGGTGGTCTGCGCGACCATGTACGAGAGGTCACGCATCAGTCGCATGAACGCACCACCGTAGAACGCCACGACGTCGGAGTCGTAAGCCTTCCAGCCCTGCATCTCTGTTATGTCCGATGCGTTCTTCCCCCAGACGATCCGTCCGCCTGCGGCGTTTGATCCGGAGAGCGAGTCGGAGAACGGGTACATCGCCAGCCAGAGACCCTCGACCTCCTCGCCCTTCTTGTTGAAGAAGCAGGGGTTGACGAAGTCCGTGTACGTTTTGCCCGTAGCCTTCCCCAGAGTGGCGTTCGGCGTCATCTCGAAGATCCTGCCCCGGCGGTACTCCGCGGCATTGGTGAGGTACTCGCGGACGTACACCTTGGGGATCCATACGAAGCACCCGCCGGAGTAGTTCGGGTTCGTCGTGTCAGAACCACCGCCTGACAGCCGCCGGGTGGGGTCCACCGGGTCCAGGGCGTAGTCGGCTCGTCCGTGCCGGTTCACCACGTACGGCTTGATCTCCTTGAACCACGGGTCCTGCTCCCACCCGCCCAGCGTGGGACCGGTGCCCCAGCTCGCGCCGGGTTGCAGCCCCCGCACCGGCTTGAAGGCAGCTGCTCCGTGAAGCGGCTTGACGTTGTACGTCAAGGGCTCGTGGTACATCTGCCGGAACCCGTACATACCACCTGGTGAGATCATGCCCACGACCTGTGAGGTGTCGTAGTTGAGCACCCCGTGGTCCGTCCTGGCAAAGACGCCGTAGTACACCACCTTGTTCTGAGACGGTGCGGTCACGACCGCCCGGAGCGGCCCCTCGCTCCCCTTGGGGTAGTCGTCGAGGTACGTTAGCATTGGGTCCATAGGATCCTGATACAGGACGACGCCGTCGCGGACGTTCCTCGGAGGACGGTCCTCGCGAGCGACGATCGTCACCCCGAACGACCGGGCTATGACCTGTTCCAGGTCACCGGTCCCCACCGTGAGGTCCTGTCCGTTGTACCACGTCAGAACGATCTTGTCCTGCCCGCCGTTCTTGGCGGCCACGTTGGTGCACGGGTTGCAGGGCACCCCCGAGCCCGTTCCGTCAGACAGCCACCGTTTTAGCGTCTCTACGATATACGCGGACTCCGCCCAGCTCATCGCGCGATCTCCTTCCTGGTCGTCTTGATGAGACTACCACTGGCCAAGTTCTGCAACGTGGTCTCCGTCTTTATCAGCTTGTCACTCGAGGGGTCGTCATATACCTGAGTGGCTATAGTACCACTGCTTACCGGAAAGATCTTGGTGGTTACCACAGGTGCTCCGGATACTGTCGTACGCTCTGTCACCGTCACGACGTCGGACGCCACGTCTATCTTGACGAGCTGGTCCCTCAGACCGTACTGTGTGATCTGGAGTTCCTTGATCGCGGCGTCCAGACGGTTCATCAGCTTCGCGCCGGCGTCGCCGGACAGGGTGTACTTCAGGTCCTTGAACCAGTTCTGGAACTCCAGCTTCTGGTTGTCCCGGTAGTCCGCCCACTCCCTACGAATATCGTCGATGTACTGTCCCAGACTGATCGTGCCGTTCACACCTACGACGAACGGGCAGTAGTCGGTGCCCACGACGTACGCGATGTCAGTCGGTACGATAGACGTCGCCTTGGCGCGGACCGTGACGAACGCCAGTGGGAGCTGCACCCGGTCCGGGTCCTTGACGTAGACCGGGCGCACGGGGTCGTACCTGGGCTCGCCCTTGACGACGCGAATATCCGTGTTTCGGACGTTGTCGCGCCTGTCGAACTCCAGGCACACGAGGTCGATACGGTCCTCGGACTGGTCTGCGTCAGCTAGGGTGGTGGTCACCGGCTGGTCGTTGTACGCCCAGGTGCGGATACACCACGCCTTGCCGGTGCCGATCCTGAGACGCATTCCGGAGTCCAGGCTGACCTTGAACTGGTCACCCACGGACAGGAACACGCCGTCCCGGATCACGCCCTCGAACAACCTGCCAAATGCGTCGGCGTCGTACTTGCGGTCCCCGTTGACGGAGTTGTAGAATCCGCTTACTACGGTCATCAGGCCTCCTGAATATGTGCGAACGTCGGGTAGACCACCTGCTCGTCGGGCGTGAACGAGCGTGTTAGCCCGGTCACCTGACAGATGGACGACACCCCGTAGCGGTTCTCGACGTTCACGTAGTCGCCGAGGAAGTAGTGTACGTTGAAGCGGAAGTCGTTGTCCGGTAGCAGCTTCGACGAGAACGTGTACTCCCGCTTGTTGCGGATCAGTACCTCGGTGCCTCGCTTCCAGAGACGCTCCCGGTACTGCTGATCCGTGAGCTGGGTCTCGCCGTCCTTGTCCTTGACGTCCGAGGCGTTGTAGAACATCTCCCGCCGGTTAAGGCCCTTGGGCTCGACGGTCGTCTCCCACTGGTAAGCGTAGAACCGCACGGCGCCCTCCCCTCTTCCGCCGAGGAGGACCGTGTTCATGTACGGCTTGATGTCGTCCGTGAACTCAGAAGACTGGAGGTTACCGTAGTCCTCCGAGAACGTGACGTACACGTTGGAGCTCTGACGGTACGACCGGTCCACGGGCTTCCTGACGTACATGTCGAAGTAGCCTGCGCCCATGCGCTTCACGAACCACCCGGTACCGGTGTCCGTGCACATCTCGTTGACGGCCTTGTAGACGCTGTCACCTGTGTACTGGTGGTACACGGCCTCGCTGGGCCAGTTGTTGTACGTGGGACTGTAAAGGTTCCGGTTCAGACGGAACTCCGGTATGCGCCTGTTGGCGTTGTGCGGGGTCACGATGGAGTCCATGACGAGCTTCTCCACACTGTACAGAAGCCCCTGTCCGGTGAAGTCCTCGAGACCCCACACGATACGCCTGTCTAGAAGGTACTCGAGCGACCGTCCCGTGACCACGACGTAGTCGCCCGTCTCCACGTCCGTCTCGACCTTCACGGCCTCGATCATCATGTACTCGGTGTGCCCGCGGACGTCGTCCCAGAAACCCACGTACCCTCCGATGGGGTAGTTGGACAGGATCGTACCGTACGCAGGCACGCAGAGCTCGAAGTCCCCTCCGCCGATGAAGTTCTCGTGCCAGAGGAGCTGGATGAAGACGTCGGTGACGTGGATCTGCTCAAGGTTCTTGTCGAAGGACCACAGGTCCACGTCACACCCCCAGGTGGAGACGGAAGTAACGGGCGGAAGCGGTTACCGCGTTCGTGTCGGTGCTCGAGAGATCGAACGCGATACGGTTCTCGCCCTTGACGAGTATGGGCCACTTGGACTGACGCTTCACGCAGTTGAACAGGTTGTACCAGTGCTTGGTCTGCTCGCGGTAGAAGCGAATATAGCGTTCCCCCCGTACCGTCGAGACCTCGAACAGGTCACCCTCCTTCGGTTTGTTGCCGATGATGCTCAGGACCAGCGAGAAGTCCAGCTCGAGTTTCATGCCGGTCGTCACGTTCGTGACCGAGAACCGGTCTGCGGACGTCCTGATGTGGAGCGTGAGGACGAAGCCTACGTCAGCGTCCCCGCGGTACCCCAGGACCTTGTCCGTACGGTACTTGAGATCGCAGAGGATCAGGAGAGGCTGCTTCAGGCTCTCGTTCGAGAACGGGAACTCGAACATCGGGATCGTGTCCGTGAAGGTGTGCGAGATCGTACCGTCGCCTGTCTCGACCAGTTCCCTGAAGTAGGGCTCCGGACAGTTGACCGTGACCGAGACCTCCTCCTGCTCGGAGAATATCGTCGGAGTCACGTCCTCCACGTACCCGTTGATGTGGAGCGTCCTGTCCTCGCGGTCGAACGCCAGTCGGACAGGACGCTTGAGCGGGAACGTGTCGTACACGATGTCCCGTGCGTCCTGGATTGTAGGGACGGGGTACAGCGCGAAGGTGAACGTGATGGTGCGAACGTCCATCCTCGCGCTGTTGAACACCGCCCCGTCCCCGCTACCCAGGGACCTGGTGTTGATCGTCGCCTTGCCAGGACCCAGCCCGGTTATGTCCTTCACGATCATCCCCGTGGTGTGAGGAGGTCGTAGTGTAACGGTCCTCTTGGACCCGAGGTTGTTGTCGATCGTGACGGAACGGATCATCTCGAGCCTAGCTCCTGGAACTGACGGAACAGCAGCTGAGTGTCCCGCCGGATCTGGTACCGGTCGAGCTGCTTCGGGCTGTTGTTCACCTGCTGGAAGTTGTAGTGGTTCTCCACGGTGCCTGTCCCGGCTGCCGCGGGCACTGCCGACGACGCCGACACGGTCTTCGCGAGACCGAGTGTCGGAGCTGTGCTGATGCTGTTGGCGAATATGTCGCCAAGCTCGTCAGCGGACTGTCGTACCTCGGACAGGTCGACCACCGGACGGATAGTCGGTGTTGCCTCAGCGTCGACGAGGGAGACCGAGTCGTTGAACGCCTTGTTGACGTGCTTCGCCAGTGTCTCGGTAGCCTGTTCGGCCTTGTACGTGTCGTCCTCCAGACCCCTGACGAGACCGGCGATGATGTACCCGCCGCCCTTCATGAACACCCTCGAGGGTGAGTGGATACCGAGCCAGCTCGCGAACCCGTCCCAGGCCTGGGACGCCAGGTCGGTGACGGCGTTCCACACCTCGGACACGCCGGCCTTGATGGCGTTGACGATGCCCTTGATGATGGCCTTGCCGATGTCCATGCCGTGCTTGAGCATCGACGGCCCGTGCTTGCTGATGGCCTGTGCGATCCCCTGGAGGAACGAGTCGATCAGCTTCATGCCGGAGTCGATGATGCGGCTCATGTTGGCGGATATGCCGTCGAGGAACGCCACGATGACGTCCGTGGCAGCCGTGATGATGCGCCCGAGGTTCGCCGCCAGCCCCTGGAGGAGGGACACGATGATGTTCGCGCCCTTCTCGATGAAGGTCGGCAGTGACTGCTCGATCGCGGTCACCAGGGCGATCAGGACGCCTATGAGGCATGCGATCACAGAAGGCGCCGTCGCGTTGATCGCGTCGACGAGGCACATGATCAGCATGATCATGAGGTTCGTCCACACCGGCGCGTTGTCGACCATGATCTGCGCGAAGTTCACGAGCCCCTGTGCCAGGACCGTGAACAACAGCGGAATCAGGTTCAGGATCGTCTCACCAAGGGAGGCGATCATACCGATGGCCGCGCCGCCCATACCGACCAGCGAGCCCAGACCGATGGCGGCCATGAGCATACCGGCACCGGCTAGCGCCACCGCCAGACCTATCGCAAGGAGCGCGCCGGCCAGTGTGAACATGCCCGCCGACACCTTGTCCGCCTGCGAGGCAGCACCCAGGAGGATCTTGAGCGCGAGTCCGAGTGCGATCATGCCGATTGCGACCGCGGTCATGCTCAGACCGCCCAGTGCCTGTAGTGCCTTGGCGAATATGTACAACGAGGCTGCCAGGACGATCAGGACGCCGGCGTTGTCAGCGTCCCCGGCCTTAACCTCGTTCACGGCCTTCACGAGCATCTTGATGACGAGCCACATCATCGTCATGCCCTTGAAGAGCTCGCCCCATCCCATGCTGGCGAGCTGGCGTATGGCCGATGCGGCGATCTTGACCGAGAGCGCGAGCGCTATCAGCAGCACAGACTTGGTAACGTCACCTGCGGACACCATCTTCGTGGACGCCACCATCAGGCCGATGATGATCCCGAGCTTGATGATCCCGGAGATGAACTTGCCCCACGGCATGGAGCCGAGTATCGCGACCAGCCCGGCGACGGCGATAAGCGATCCGGCGAGTATGAGCATGGCGACAGCCTTGCTCGGGTTGAGCTCGCCGCCGTAGTTCTCGTACACCGCGAACACCGCGAGGATTGCGGCGATGGCGACAGTACCCTGGAACAGCGTGCCGATGTCCATGGACCCGAGAAGAAATATAGCACCCGCAACCAGCTGCATGGCGATCGCGATGACCATCATCGACTTGGCCTGCTGGAGGATCATCGCCTTCTTGCCGCTGTCGAGACCGCCGTCCGACATCTTCTTGACGAGCACGATCATGGCCGTGGTCACGGCGGCCATACCGATGAGCCCCTGCGACAGCTGCTTGTCGTCCATCTCGCCCATGTCCTTCAGGGCGCCCGCCATCGTCGCGAAGGCGAAGCCGAGGAGGATCAGGGACGTGGCCATGATCATGGCGCGACCGAGACCGCCCTTGAGCCCCTCGAGGGCCTTGATGGACTTGACCATCGTGGCTGCGAGGACCCCGATCGCGATGCCTGCGGAGGTCAGGTTCTCCGCTGGGACCTTGGCCAGGACGTACAGGGACAGCGCGAGCACGCCGATGGCGCCCGCCAGGATGAGCATCCGTTCGGCCTTCAGCTTCTCGGCCTCGGCGTTCATCTTGTTGGAGAACGACTTGAACGTCTCGGCGAAGTTCTCGAGCGTCTCGTTGAGCGTCGACAGTGTCTCGGCAAGCGGGCCGTTGAACAGACCCTTCCAGGCCTTGAATATGCCCACGCCGGCGCCGATACCGAGCGCCGCCTTGAGCATCGTCCCGATGTCGAACTTGCCGTTGAGCGCCTGCATCTTCGCCTTGAACGACTCCATGGCGTTCGAAGCCGAGGTGCTGAGCGACTCGATGCCCGGCTTGATCTTGCTCTCGCCGATCTCGCCGGCAGCAGTCTGGACCTTCTCGGCCTGGGCCTTGAGCTTCTCCACCATCGGCTCGAAGAAGTCCCCGAAGCCGTGAGCGGTCGCTTTGAGGCCCTTGCTGAAGGACTCGACGATGTAACGCCCGAGACCCTTCCAGTCCTTGGCCTCGACGTAGGCCTTGACCTGGGCGAAGCCCTCCTTGACCTTCGGGATGATCTTCCCACCGAGGTCGGTGTCCTTGATTTTGAAGGGCTCGATCACGCCGCCGAGCTTCGACTTGATCCCGGACAGGTCGATACTGAACAGGTCCTTGAACGCGGCCTTCAGCTCGGACAGAGCCGCCTTGATGCCGCCTCCGTTGAGCAGGTTGTGGAAAGCGGTCGACAGCGCGGTCTTGAAGCGCTGGATACGGGGCACGGCCTGCTCCGCCCAGGTGGCCTTGCCCTCCTCGGCGAGCTCGTGCATGCGCTGACGGAGCTCCGCGAGCTTGGGTGCGCCCTTGTCGGCCCACGTCATGGAGGCCTTCTCGCGCAGCTCGCCGAGCTTGGTCTTCAGCTTGTCCGCGGTCGCGGCGGAGACGTCGCCCCACTTTTCCTGGAACTTGGCCTTGAACGCCTGGAACTTGGCAAGGACCTTGTCCATGACGCCGTCGAGCTTCGTGAAACCACGAGTTGCCAGGTTCGAGACCTTCGCCGTGATTTTGTCGAGGACGGGTTGGACCTTCCCCTTGATCTTCTCCTGGAAGGCGTCGAACTTCGCCGACACCTTGGAGGTCACCTCGCCGAGCTTGGTCAGTGCCTTGTTCTGTCCGTCGCCGAGCCCGAAGAACCTCTTGACCGCGTCGGTCAGCTTCTTCCACTTCTCGACGAGGGACTCCGGTATCGCGGCCTTGATCACCGTGCCGAGGTTGGTGAACCACGCCCACATGTGCTTGATCGAGCCGATGACCGCGTCTATGACGCGACCGATAGCCCGTGCCGTGATCCCGAAGACGTCGAACGACGTGATGAAGCTCACGAACTTCTTGGTGACGTCTCCGATCACGGCGGTGAGACCGAGAAGACCACCGGCGCCGGTCTGCCCCAGACTCAGGAACCCGGACGCGACCTTGCCGACGATAGTACCTACGATTTTGAGGGTGCCGACGATGGGGAACAGCGCTAGCTTCACTACACTGAAGAACCCGGCGGCAACTCGTTGCAGCCGTCCGAGTGTCTCCTCACCCATCACGAGACGGGACGTCAGGTTGGCGAACCCGTGGGTGATGTTGTAGAGACCTTGTGCCGTAGGACCGGTGAAGATGGCCTTGAACCCGTTGCCGATCGCGGTGAGCGGCTTCCAGATCGTCATGAAGGCGTTCTTCAGTCCCTCGATCAGCTCGGTCCGTCCGCCGAGGTCCTTCCACCCCTGGAGCAGGTTGTTGCGAGCGTCCGAGGCCTTGTCGACCACCCCGGTGAGGAACAGCGAGATCCCGGTGAAGAGTGCCTTGGCCTCCTCGAAGTTGCCGAAGACGATCTGGAACGTCTTGGCCCATCCGGAACCCACGGCCTCCTTCGTGGTGTCCAGCAGCTGGTTGAAGGTCTTGACCTCGGTGGCCGCGCTGGTCGCGGTCTGGGCCATCCGCTGGATATCGGCGATCTGGTCGGCGGTGTAACCCATCGCCTCCAGCTGCTCGTCGTTGTAGTCGCCGGCGATCTGACTGAGGGTCTCGAGGAGGACGGACGACGTGAGCCACCCGTCTTTGAGGGACTCTCGGAACGTGCCCTCCTTCTCGATCCAGTGGTCGACTGCCTCTCCGTGGGCCCTCGCAGTCCGCTTGAGCGCCTCCTGGAACTCCTCGCCGCCCATGCCCGCGTACACGACTGAGTTCCAGTCCTGGAGCTTGACGGACCCCGAGGCGAGGGCCTGACTCAGCTGGGTCATCGCCGAGGTCGCCTGCATGGAGTTGGCGCCCATCATCGCGGCCAGGTTGGAGATACCCTTGATGGCCGCGGTGGACTCCTTGAGCCCGACACCGGCTGCTGTGAACAGACCGATGTTGCGGGTCATCTCGGAGAAGTTGTAGATAGTCTTGTCCGCGTACAGGTTCAGCTCGTCCAAGGAGGCCGTCACGTCGTCCATGGTGGTACCCTTGGACTGGGTGTTCGCCAGGATCGTCTGGATCGCGCCCATCTGGGTCTCCCACTCGGAGAGGCCGTCAAGGACAGGGTCGAGCGTGAAGGACTTGAGGACCGAGGCGCCGGCCGAGATCGCCTTCGTGGCGATGTTACCCAGGGCGGTGCCCGCCGCGATGGAGAGGACGTTGAACCGGTCGGCCACCCCGTCAGGGGCCGCGGCCATGGCCGACATGTCGAAGCTGCGGACCTTTTCGCTGAGACTCTGGAGCCCGCTGGTCACGCCGTCCAGGTGGAGCTTCTCCTTGAACGTCGTCAGCGCGGCCCCGGCCTTCGAGAGTCCCTGCTGGAACTGCTCGGCCTTCAGCTTGAGCTCGACGATCCTCGTGTCGATGGAGCTCATAGGCGCTTGATCTCCTTCCAGGCGTCCTCGGCGATCTTGTTGAACACAGGCCGCATAGCAGGGTTGATGAAGTCTCGTCCCTGGACGTACCCGCCGTTCCCGTTTCCGTGTCCGTACTGTAGGAGTACGACGATCGGAACACCTGTTGAGGTGGTCGACGTGTTACGCCAGACGATCTTGTACGTGCCCTGGGAGCCGTGGATCTCGTAGGTCCAGCTGGCAGCAGTCTTACCGGACTGCCTTGGCGTGGCCTTCTGGAGCTCCGCGACCCCCAGGGCACCGTACCGGTTCAGCACACCGTGTAGCGTGAGTGCCTTACCGTTTCGAAGGAACTTCTCGACGTTGTCAAAGCCGCCGTGAACGTCAATACTAATCACGTCTCAAGGTTCCTTCGATTTTGACCAACCTCAGACGAGGTGGCCGTCGTTGAGCCTCCGCTGCCAGGCGGAGGCGGTGATGGCACCGAGGTAGCTGTCAGGCACAGTGCCGAGGGACCGCTGGAGCGCGGCGATGGTGTTCGGTCCGAGGTGCTCGTCGTCCTCGACGCCGAGAGCACGCTGGACAGCGCCGACCAGGGGAGACCCGTCGGTACCGTCGTCGTACTTCACGGTCGTGAGGGCGACGTGGTACGGGCGGTTGCAGACGTCCTGGCCGGAGATCTCGCCGTCCTTGGTGGTACCGGCAAGCTCCTGGGCACGACGCACGGAACGGGGCCCGAACTCGCCGTCGACGTACAGCTCCTCGTCATCGTCCTCCCAGTCCGAGGCAGAACCGTCGTAAGGAGGACGGATCACAGCACAGACGTCGGAGTAGTAGCGGGTCTTGTAGGCAACCGCACCGTCGTTGGTGTTGCCCTCGACGGTGGAGATGCTCCAGCCGTTGTTGGACAGCACGAAACCGACGTGGTCGCTGATGCCGTCGTCGTCCCAGTCGAAGAACACGACGTCGCCGCGCTGGCAGTCGGCGACACTGACGTCGAGCCCACGGCTGACACCCTGGTTGATACCAGTCGGGCAGTACACGAAGATACCGCCCGGGTAGTCGTCGCCGGCCATGCGGAAGCAGTAGCTGACGAACATGGCGCAGTAGGGCACGCCGGACTGCGCGTAGACCGAGTAGCCGGTAGCGGCCGCGCACCAGCGACCGTACTTCGTGCCCTCGTTAGGGTCGTCCCATCGGGAGTAGCCGACCTCGCCCTCAGCGACGGCGAGCACCTGGTCGAGCGTCGCCAAGATCAGGCCTCCTCGTCGGGCTTGACGGCGTCCTCCAGGGCACGGGGCAGGTTGCCGCCGTCCTGGGTCGCCTTGATGGTCTCGATGTCCTCTAGCTCGTTCAACCGAGCCTCCCTCTCCGGTAGAGCTCACGGGCTCGGGCCTTCTGGGCCGCGAACTCGGAGCGGCTGACTTCCTTCCGCCCCGACTCGGACTTGACCTGGCACGTCCGGATCAGGGCCAGAAGACGGTTCAGGTGCCAGTACTGGCACTCGAAGGGTATCCGCAGGGCCACCATCTGATAGTAGATGATCTCCGCGGTAACCGTGTCGCCGGCGGAGCCCTTTCCACTCTCGTGGAACCAGGTCGCGCTCTGCCGGTCGGTCATGTAGGCTCCGACCTCCCGTGAGTGCTGGAGCACAAGGCGTGTGAGGACGTCCCTGCTCGGTGGGTCGTCCAGGCACATGCACTCCAGGTACAGCAGGAGGTCCTCGCCGGAGAGGTCCGTCTCCTTGAGTAGCGACCGGTGCGTGATCGACTCCCATTTTGACAGCGACGCGAGGCTGTGCTCCAGCCGCACGACGGCACCGGGCGAGGAGACGAACGTGAGACTCCGCTCGTCGAAGTACTCACCCGGGGCGACCTCGAGACGGAGCATACTACTTGAGCAGCTCCTTGATCTCGTCAGGGGTCAGGATCTTCGGCTCGTCGGTCTCGTTACCGAACAGCTTCTCCTCGAGCTTCTTGAGCTTCGTGTCCTCCACCTTCGCGGAGTTCACCCGGATGATGGCGGTCGGAGAGAAACCCGACACCGGTACAGGGGTCGTGTTGCACTCGTACGACAGGGTCGCCGCGGCGGGCGAGTCGCTGATAGTCGAGTGCTCCTTCGAGGAGGGCTTTGCGGAGCAGCCGTAGACGACACAGAGCTCGTACGCGGCCTGCTGGCCGGCCTTGGCGTCGCCGATGTAGCTCCGCCAGGCGAGACCGAACGGAGCACGGGTCTGCTGTCCCATACTGACACCCTTGGTCAGCTCCGCCAGACCGTCGCAGGCGTCGAAAGCGTCCGGGACGTCGTAGGCCTCGATGGTGAACTTGAACTTCTCGGCGGAACGCATCGAAGCGTACTGGATGTTGTCCGCGTAGAAGTCGGTGGCCTCGGCGCCCTCAGGGCTCTCGCCGATCTTGGTGACGCCGTTCCACGGGACGCCCTTACCGTAGGTGCCGGCGTTGTCCTGGACGTAGAGCGCGACGTGGTCGACACCGGAACGGAACCGACGGTCCTTCAGCTCGTCCCACTTGATCGCTGTCATGTATCTGCCTCCTAGGCATAGACTCGGAATGAGAAGTGGTACAGGCTGTCCTGGACGAACGTCGACTGTAGCACAGCTGTCGGGAGCTGTGCTACGAGGTCTACCAGATGGGAGTCCGGGTCCCTGGTTATCACCTGGACCTGGTACCGTCTCTCCACCCTGTACGGGATGTTGTCCGCGAACGTCGTGTCCGCGGAGTCCAGACTGTAGACGATCGCCGGATAAATCATCCTGTACCCGGCAGGCGGATTGTAGTACACTTTTCCCCACAGCTCCCGAAGAGCGTGGTCGAACTCGATACGCGAGACCACGTCACACACCGCTCTCGTCGTTCGGGTAGGGCGCGCCTATCTCGAGGACGATCCTCGGGTACTGCCAGGTCACTGAACGCACACGGAACCGGTTCCCCCGCCACTTGACGAACCGGATGTTGTCGATGTACTTCGTGCTGTACCAGTCCGTCAGGAACGAGACCTGGTTCGAGAGCTGCACGTCCTCGACGCTGGAGTCATCCTGGACGACGGGGCGGACCATGACACGGTTCACGAACGCCGGGTACGACCGGACGACCTGGTCGTCACGGTAAACCGAATGGGCGGTCTCGCGAAAGTGCTGGAACCCGACGTCCACCTTCTCACGTGTCATGGTCCGCCTCTATTTTGACGGTCAGGCCACGGTCTTGGTCGGGACCGGAGTGGCGTCCGGCGTGATCGTGGTGCCCTCGACGCCCTCGATCGCGATAGCGGTCTTGGGCTGGAGCAGGCTGCCAGACAGCCGGGTCTCGAACAGCGAGACCTGCTGGTTGTGGTTGATGTCGAAGTCGTTGAAGCTGGTGATCTCGCCGCCACGAGTCGAGCCGTTGGTGTAGTCCGCGGGGTTGAGCACGATGGCGAGCGGCTTCATCTTCTTCGAGGTCCCGGAGTCCGTACGGGTGGCGCTGTCCATGACCTGGACCTCGTACACGGCGGAGACGCGAGCCTCAGCAGCGAAGTCGGCCAGTGTCGGGTACACACGACGACCCAGGGCGTCCCTGGTGGTCAGGATCGTGGCCACCAGGTCGGAGGTCGCGAACATGACCGGCGTTCCGTTGCCCTCGAACTCCTTGCGGGCGAGGACAACTGCGTCCGCGATGGCCGCGGGGGTGACCGCCTTGGCGGCGCCGCCGCTGACGTCCCGGTGGATGGTGTACAGCTCCGGGTCGGTGAGCACGGGACGGACACAGTCGGTGTCGATGTGGTCCTTGTCGGTGGTCTGACGGCCATCGCCGAGCAGGATCGCACGGGCGACCTCCTCCTCGAGCGCCAGACGAAGCAGGCTGGCCAGGTAGGTCAGCGCGTCGAAGTCGGTGATGTCCAGGATGTCGTCCCGGTCCATACGCGACTTGGCGTACACCGTGGTCGGGGTGGTGGTCCTACGCAGCCACTTGAAGACCTGGTCCTTCTTGAGGCCACCCTTTTCTGCGTAGCCACGAGCCCGGGCCTCGGGGTCGCGGGTGTCGGTGAAGGTAGCCCGCAGACGGGACATGCCCACCTTGGTGGTACCGTTGAGCAGGGCGTTCACCCACTCCTTACGCCGCTGAAGGATCGCGGGAGGGGTGTTCAGCTCCTTGGCGTCCGGGAACAGCCCGGTCACGGTCTTGAAGCCGTACTCGTCCGCGTGACGGAGCACGGAGTCGCGCCAGTTGGCACGCCCCTCCGCCACGTCGGCCATGATCTTCTTGAAGACGTCGTGCTGGAGGATGTTCGGAGCGTCCTCGGTCGCCGACTTCTCGAAGACGTTGCTGTGGTGCATACTGGTGTCCTTCTTCTCAGAGGGTGCGGTCTTCTCGGACTCCTCCTCGCCGGATTCGTCCTCTTCCGAGTCCTCACCCTTGGTGAGCTCGTTGATCACGTAGTCCACCGCGGCCATCTGGGCCGGGGTGAGGCTGTCGAGGAGCTCTCCGACGGTGAGGTCCTCCTCGTCGGACGGAGGCTCCTGCCCGTCATCCTCCTCAGGCTCCTTCTTGGGCTCGTCCTCGTGAGCGAGACTGGACCCGATGGTGATCACGGCCTCGTCACCCATGTACTCCTCGTAGCCGTCGGAGTGGACAACCGTGAGGTTGTCGATACGGGCACCAGGGTTGGCCCCGGCGAGGACGAGTGAGACCTCGCGGATGGAGCCGTGTGTCACCACGTCGCCGTCCTGGACGAGTTCGTTGGCGTAGATGGACAGTGCGGTGACGTCGCCGTGCGAGATCAGCTCCGCGGCACGCTTCCCGGTGTCCGTGCTGTTCAGGTACCCGTAGCAGTACACGCCCTTGTCGCCCCGGTCCTCCAGGACGGCGTGGCCGAGCACGTTGCCCGGGTCATTGTGGCGGTGCTGCCAGACCAGCGGCACCGTTCCCTTGTCGTTACCGCGGAACGCGCCCGGGCGGATGGTGCGCCCGTCAGAGCAGCGCACGTTGGGCACCGTTGCGTAACCGCTGAAGTCAGGCTTCATAGGTTTCCTCTCCATTTTGAGGTTCGGTCGACTGGTCTTCCAACGGGTTGATGTTGGGGTTGACAAGCTTGTCCGCGTTCGGGTCGTCGGCCGGTCGGAACCCGAGAAGACCTCGGATCTCGTTCGGCGTCAGGATCGCGTTGCGCGACATCGTGTCGGCGATGTCGTTGATCTTGTCAAGTGTCACGCCCATGAACGGGTCGTGGAAGTACATCACCCGGTGACCGATGGACCTGGCGGTCTTGGTCAGGAACTTTCGTGTCAGCTCGTTGACTATCGCCTCCAGGATCGGTCGCACCGTGCGCTGGTAGTAGTTCTGCTGCACCTGCTCGTCGGCGCTCCCGTCCAGGATGGACGGAGAGATCGACAGCTGCTTGTACAACTGGTCCGTGAGCCACTCGACCTGCCCCATGATCGTGTTCTCGACAGGGCGGTTGAGCTGCGTGATGTGCTCGGTCGCGTCCACGTAGCTGATGCCGTACGTGGAGCCCTCGAGCTGCTTGCGTATGTTCTCGACACGCGCCTTTGCCTGTTCGGCCCTGGCGGTGTTCTTGATCGCGTAGGGCAGCTGGAGGATCAGGTCGAGCTTCCCGTGCCGGGACGCCGTGCTGATCACGTCCATCGTCTCCAGTCGTTCCGTGAGACGCTTGAGCGTCACGTTCGGCTGGTTGGCCACCTGGAAGAACGGGTTCTGCACCAGCGCCACAGAACGCTTGGGCAGGACGACGTCCTCCCGGCGTCCGGCTTCAGGGTTGTAGAGCTGGACCCTCACGAACCCGGGCATCCAGTCACGGACGACACCGACCCGGACGGAGTCGATGCGCCAAGTGTTAGCCTTCGTGATGTCCACGTCCGTGTCCACGGGTACGACCGCCGCGACCCCGTCCTGAAGCATCGTGTATACGATGTCGTAGATAAGCTCACGCCCGGTCTGGTCCTCGTTCGCCTCGACACGGAGACGCTCATTGAGCGGGTCCATCACCTCAGCGGCGAAGGTCCCGTTCTTGTCGACCGTGCAGTGCTTGATGTCCGTCATCGAGACGTCGAGCGCGATCCTGTGGTACAGGACCTCGATCAGACCGCGAGCGCTTCCGTACCCGTGGAACAGGGTGTCGGGCCTACGGTACGTCGACGGGAGCACCTGTGCCGGGGGCTGTCGGATCTCAGGCGACCGGAACACGTCCCAGGCGTGGGACATCCGGTCACGTAGTCTCGCCATGAATATCTCCTACTCGAAGGCCTCGGTGTTCCGCTTGTACGCCACGAAGGCGTCCATGAGTGCCGACACGGAGTCGATCTTGGCCTCTCGGCGTTTCTTGTACAGCTTGCGGTTGCCGTTCGTGTCCTCGAGGGTGAACGTGTTCCCCATACAGAACTGCATGATGGCCTGGTCGAAGAGGAGCTTCCTCTCGTGGGCCAGGATCTTGATCTCGCCGAGAGGGACCGTCTCCGTCCGTGCGCCCTGGATGACCTTCTCGACTCCGTACTCGCCGTTCTCGGCGACCCAGCGCTCCACGAACTCCTTGGCGTTATACGGGTCGTACCCCATGGCGCGCACGTCGTAGTCCATCTGGAGAATATGTTCGTCGAGGTCGTCAAAGACACGCATCATGTCGAGGATCGTCTCCGGCATCACGATCAACGTCCCCTCCTTGAGGAACTCGTCGAACTTGATACGGAGCGAGACCGGCAGGTTGTTCATCGTGACCTCGGTGATGTAGCACCGGGTCTTGACGCCGAACGTCCCGTCAGGCCTCGGGAACAGGAACGTGGCTGCCGTGAAGTCGTCGCCCTGTGACAGGTCGAGACCCATGGCGCAGGGGAGCCCCCAGAACTCACGAGGACGGTGCGGTAGCGTCTCCTCGTAGGCGAAGTAGTACGTGTACCCCTCGGACGGGATGCCGAATCGCTTCGCGAGGATGTCGTTGCGCTGGGAGGGGTTGTTCTCCGCGCGCTCGACGTCCTGCTGGTACGTCTCATAGGTCACGGTCTGCCCGATGTTGGGCTGGGCCTTGACCCAGAGAGTCGGCTCGGCGACCTCCTTGACGTCGTCGAGCCTGTAGTACCAGATCGAGACGTGCGGGTTGTCCCACTCGCCCTTCAGGATCTTCAGCAGCTCCATCTTCACGTCGTCGCCGACCGAGTTGCGGACGGTCCCCTCGGAGGATATGGCTACGATGGTCCAGTCAGGGTTCTTGGACGCCCCCTGCTCGAGTGCACCGATGACGTCCTCACGGAGATCGCCCGAGAGCCACTCGTCGACGGTGTTCACCATCGTGCGGAGGCCCTGAAGCTTGTCCCGCGACATTGGTCGGACCTCGAGCAGGGAGTTCGTCAGGAACGACTCGATCCCCTTCTTGGTCGTCGTGAGCTTCTTGCGCTCCATGCGGTTGCCGGTCGTGTTCTGGAGGGACCCGTGGGTCAGGAACTTGAACAGCGGACCGCGCGCACGGGTGATCGCGGTCGCGATAGGAGTCATGACCTCCTCCGCCTGCCGCATCGTGGGCGCCACCGCCACCTGGTGGGTGGTCCGGCGGTCGCACACAAGAAAATATGCGTGGATGCAGGCGGCGTACATGGACTTGGCCCCGCCGCGACCGACGATCAGGTACTGCTTGTTCACGAGCCGCTTACGGATCTTGCGTGTCTCGAAGTGTCCGCCGTAACCGTCGGGGTCCGGGACGAACACGCTGCGCTCGACGAAGTAGAACCACGACAGTAGTGACTCCGCCCAGAGCTTGAACGTGTCCATCAGCTTGAGTGGGGACCCGTCCGTCAGCGTGAGCTCCGCCTCGCAGAACGCGACGAACCCGTTGATGGCCTCGTCGTCGTAGTAGAACCGCTGGTCCCGTATGAGACGGTCCTGACGGTTCATCTCCATCTCGACCTCACGACAGACCGGTATCTCGCCGGCGAGCACCCGCTCACGGAACGCCCCGTAGTACCTAGGAACTGCCGTGTTCGAGAGCATACGGATCTACCCGTCGCGCTTGCTCGCCGGAGCCGTGCCTGCTGAACGACGGAACCGCCTCGTGGTCGGGATCCCGACGACCTTCTTACGCACGGAGTTGGACGCCTTGGAGACACCACGGGCCTTCCCGAGGTCCGAGGCAGGCTTCCTTCGGACAGCGGCCGACTTCGCCCACGACGGGATCGCGGTCGGCGGTGTTCCGAGGGGGACACCCGGACGCGACTGGGTGGCGCCCCCGCCGACGCCGAGAACAGGGCCCGGAGCCTTGCGAGGGCCGGGGCTCTTTCTCCCGGACGCACCGGGTCGAGTCTGCCAGGCACCACCGCCCAGGCTGTTGGCCGAGGAGCCAACCTGTCGACGTGCCGGTGCGGCTCCGAGGGAGGGGGACGGGGTCCTCGGGACAGGACGCACCCGACCCTGGCCGGCGTCGACGGTGGGCGGGCGATTGCTACCGATCATACGAGGCCCGCTAGGCGACTGAGCCTTTGGTCGGGCCTGGGCGATCGACGATGGAAGGTTCCTGCTGGGAGAATATGGCACGACCTCCTTACCTGTGCTGTCAACACGTGGGATTCTCCGTTCACGGTTGATACTGCCGTACGGTTTGGCCCCGTCCACCGCGCGGGGCTTACCGCCTCCGTCAGAGGGCTTTGGAGGCTTACCGCTGCCCGAAGAAGGTGTGGAACCTTCCGAGGGCTTGAGTTTGTTGTTGACGACGTCCGGGAATATGTCCGAGCGGTCCTTCGGCGGGTGGGGTCTGCTGTCCCAGGCCTTGCGTCCGGCTTCCTCGACCGACTCCTTGGTGATGACCGACTTCTTGGCCTCGCCAGCCATCTCCTTGGTGGCGCCCTTCATCCCCTTAGGCTTCATGCCGATAGCCTGGGCGATCTTGGCCTCGATGGCCTTGGTCAGGATGTTCGTGACGCCCTTGACGGCCGCGTCCTCGAACTTGGTGTATAGACGACGGCGAGCAGCCTCGCCGCGGCTCATGGTGAGCTCCGAGTACCTCTTCTCGAGCTGGATCCGGTTGATACGCTCGTTCAGCTGGTCGTTCGTGAGGTGCGCGTGCTTGCTGCTGCGTGCGTAGTGACGCTGGGAGTTCTGGCTGCTCGGTGCCTCAGAGGGTGCACTGCCTCCTGAGCCACCGTTCTTGATGACTCGCCCGTCCGCACCGCGCTTACGGCGGACACCCCACTTCATACCGAGGATGCCGTGGTGCTCGAGGACGTCTGTCGTGGTCATTTGTACCGTCCTTCCGGCTCCGGTATCATGTTCATGTAGCCGGTCACCCGGTCGAGCATCTTCTGGATGGCCGTGGTGGTGAACCCGGTCTGTGGGGGGTCGAACTCGAGCCTGCACCGGAGGTTGACGAAGTCCCGCATCAGACCCTCGTGCTCCTCGCGGTACCCGATGTCGCTCCAGCGGTGGTAGCGGTTGACGATCAGCTTCTCGGCGCCTGTGATCGAGAACGCCTTGTTGATCAGGGCCGCCTCGGTGAAGCAGGTCTTGACGATGGAGCCCAGGACCTCCTCGTACTCCTTTGACATGGGATCGATCCCGAGGTACAGCTGCACCGACGGGAGCACGAAGTCCGACGGGTACGTCTTGATCAGCTCGTTCAGGTTCGCGTTGTCCGGGACAGGCACTGTCTCACCTCCATGGTATCGTGTCGTTCGGCCTACGCTCCGGCGGAAGACGCAGGAGCTGCGTCTCGTCGCCGTAGTGGATGGCGTTGTGGGTCCTGTGGGTCACCGTGATCAGGTACTCGGGGTCCAGGATCGCGGGATCACGCTCCAGAACCTGTCGAACGGTGATCGGGTTCATGTGGTGCACCAGGACACGCCCCGTTGACGGGCGGTCCGGGTCTCCGAGGTCGCATCCGTTGTCGCGGATGATGACGAAGTCACGAATATAGCTCCAGGCGTCCGACTTGTAGAACACCTGGTTCAGGTAGCGCTTCGAGGCGAAGGTCTCGTCGAACGCCGTGCCGTTCAGGGCGAGGTAGCGGAACCGTTCCTCGAAGGTGGGACGAAGAACGAGCTCACTGTAGGTCCGGATCATCCGTCGCCGCTCCAGAATATACCGAGAACGCCTTGATCGCCTCGTTGAGGAGCTCACGAGTAGCCTGGTTGTTGGCCAGGTCCTCGGTTCGGGCCTCGAGGAGGGCGGTCTCCTTCGTGATCTTGGCCTGCTCGAGCTTCTCGCGAGAGGATCCGAGCTTCAGGTAGTGCGAGATGACCAGCGGGGAGGCTGTTCCGGCCCGCAACTGTCTCTCCGCGAGGTCCACGGCCAGGGAGATCATGCGGTTCTCCTGGTCCTTGGGGTCTCTGGCCGGCTTCTTACGCCTTTCAGCCACGTTCTCCCTCCTCTCGGGTGGTTTCGCCCGACTTCACCTCCAGGACCAGCCCGTTCTCGACCCGCTCTACGGCGAGTTCCCCTACCCATGCGGACTCTACCCAACCCGCAAATATCGCCGGAGCAGGGAGAACGGACTGGCCCTGGGGATGAAGCCGAGATCTGGCTCCCTCCGCCGGGGAAAATACTGTCCCTT